ATGACAGAGATTAGACTAGAACACGTCAGTTATGCCTATGATCAAGAGAGGATTTTAGAGGATATCAACCTGCAGGTGACTTCAGGTGAAGTGGTTTCTATCCTAGGCCCAAGTGGTGTTGGAAAGACCACCCTCTTTAATCTAATCGCTGGGATTTTAGAAGTCCAGTCAGGGAGAATTGTCCTTGATGGGGAGGAGAATCCCAAGGGGCGCGTGAGTTATATGTTGCAAAAGGACTTGCTCTTGGAACACAAGACGGTGCTTGGTAATATCATTCTGCCCCTCTTGATTCAAAAGGTGGATAAGGCAGAAGCTATTGCTCGCGCAGATGAAATTCTTGCTACCTTCCAGTTGACAGCTGTAAGGGACAAGTATCCTCATGAACTTAGTGGCGGGATGCGCCAGCGTGTAGCCTTGCTCCGAACTTACCTTTTCGGGCACAAGCTCTTTCTCTTGGATGAGGCCTTTAGCGCCTTGGATGAGATGACCAAGATGGAACTCCACGCTTGGTATCTGGAGATTCACAAGCAGTTGCAACTGACAACATTGATTATTACGCACAGTATCGAGGAGGCCCTCAGTCTCAGCGATCGCATCTATATCTTGAAAAATCGTCCTGGGCAGATTGTTTCAGAAATTAAACTAGATTGGTCTGAAGATGAGGACAAGGAAGTCCAAAAGATTGCCTACAAACGTCAAATCTTGGCAGAATTAGGCTTAGATAAGTAGAAAAATAGGGAGTTGGTGAAGATTATCCTTTACCAGCGCCCTTTTTCTTTTAAAAATGAGAAAATTTCGGTATAATAGTCAATTATACCGAAATCATTCTATAATCGTTGATACATAAGGGTTTTATGTGTCGCTTTTTTTATTTTGTGGACTTTTTTAAGAACTTTTTATTTTTTCGAGGGCAGTTTCAAAGAATGAGACTGCTCTTTTTTGGTTCTCTTTTGATAAATGGCTGTAAGTGTCCATAGTTACAGATATTTTTGCATGGCCAAGCCGTGTCTGTATTTCCTTGTATGGCAGGCCAGCATTAAGCAAGATACTAGCGTGAGTGTGTCGGAAAGCATGAAAGCCTAAATCAGTACAGTTAGCGTTTTTTAAGTGCTTATGTAGGCGATAATCAACCTTTCGAGTATTGACATAGTTGTCAAAGCTATCAGAGAACACTTTCTCATAGGTTAAGCCAATGTTTCTACCGTTTTCCGCTTGTCTTGCTCGGTAGAGACGAAGCATGAGCACTGTTTTATGATCGATATCTAAAACTCTATAGCTTGATTTTGTCTTAGGACTGTTTACCTGGTTTAAAATGTTGAGTGTCTTGTTAATATCAATCGTTCCGCTCTGCAGGTCAATATCAGACCATTCCAGGGCCAGACATTCACGGATGCGCAGTCCAGTAGCTAGGAGTGTCTTATAAAGCACGGTATCATAAAAATTGATAAAGGTATTTTCTAGGTTATCGAGATAGGAGAGGAAGTTTTTAAGTTCCTGATCTTGAAAGTATTTAATTTCTTGTTTATCTCTGGTTATCTTTCTAGGAATGACAATATCACGAGCGGGGTTATTGTCTAATGCTTGAATAGAAAGTCCATACTGTAGAATACGTTTATTTAAGGCATGAAGATGATTGTATTCTTTATACCCCGTTCCGTCCTGATTGTACTCATCCGCCCATTTGTTTACCTGAGTTTGGATAATGATAGGTGTAAGTTTATCTAGTTTGTAAGTACCAAATGAGGGTAAGAGGTAGTTATTTAAGCAGCCTTTTATCTTTATTTGCGTATTAGTCTTTATGGTATGCTGATAGGTTTGCCAAAACAAGTCTACAAGTTCACGATAGGTTGTTATATGTGAGCGTTGTTTCCGTGTCGAGCCGTTTTTCTCAAATTCTACCTTAGCCTGGGTGGCCTTGTTTCTGAGTTCTTTCTTTGTTCGTGCTGATATGGTAGTCTTAACCTTCTTACCAGTCACAGAATCAATGCCAAGATAGATACTGGAGCGGTAGACTGCTGATCCGTCTTTTTTCGTGTGTTGTGTAATTTTCATGGTTTTAACTCCTTTTTCCATCAGCAGGCAAGCAATTAGAAAAGGTTTTGAGTTTATACCATGCGAGGAGCTACGAGAATGCCCCTATTTTCGATTTTAAGCAGTCGGACGGTAAATTGTACCAGAATAGAAAACAAGGCGAATATGGGGGAGTTTTTTATTTTAAGTTATGTTTACTAGAATATAAAAAGAAAAGTAGCCGTATCAAATACGGCTACTATCACGTTATGGATCTAAAATCCAAATGTAAACTTTATGGAGCTAAACTCCTAATAGCTGTATTGTAATATAATTATTAAAAAATGTCAAGAGATTAGAAAAGGTATAATTCTTTTAACTTTTCGTTAATTTTGTCCAATGTGTTATCAGATACTTTCATTTTTCCGATTGGATCTAATCTATTTTTCTTTAAAATTCTATCTTTGCTGATTGTTTGAAGGTTATTACACTTGGCATAAGAACGCTTAATGTATTTTTTGTAGTATTGAGTTAATTCAATAACGTCATTTATTTCTGATTGTGTCCGTTTAAGGTTATCATCGTCTATTATCTTAGGTTGAATTATTTCGTTTGAAAATTGTTCTGTATAAGCTTGGTAGACATCCGATAAGGCAGCTTCAGTAATTGCATTATTGGAATCTAAATATTTTAGGTAGGCAAATAAATCTTTGTGTAATTTTTCAATATATTCATCAAGCAAAATAGAAGGATATTCCGCAATGACTTCGTCTATGAGTACAGTATCTATTTGATTTTTAGATGTTAGAGGAATTACTGTAAGTGTTTTTTTATAGGGACTATCTACTTTGTCTAAGACAATAGCCCAATGATTATTTGATAATTCTCCGCCTATATTTACACCGAACTCTACGAATACCAGAGAACCACGACTGAATTTCCAATATTTTCTTTTTTGAGTCTTGGCTTCAAATAAGAATTGTTCAGATTGTCTTTTAACTGCTAGTGCAAGAAATCTGTATTTAGAAGATGTATGCTTTGCTTTACCAAGTTTATAGAGTTTTTCAACTTCTATGTAGTTTTGTTTGGTTTGTTCAAAATATGGATTTTCTTTGTTCATTTTAATTCTCTCTATATATGCCCACGACTTCGCCGATGGTTTAGAAGATATTAGTCATCTCTATTTGTCAATTTTGCAGTTTTTTGCGCTTTAGTCTGTAAAATCGGCTTTCTATTCTTCAATTTCCCCAATTTTTGCACAATAGACCTTAGAAATAGGGGTTCTATTGGCGAATATGGGGGAGTTTTTAATTTACGATGATTTCGCCAACAGGGATAAAATCTTTTTGTTTTGAAGATTTTGCGATTAAGTCGTATTGATCAGCAGATTTTTCATACCCAAGGGAAAGAGTAGTATTGTCGTCTGGTAATTTTTTAGCAAACTCAGATATAGACATCCGAAATACAGTAATTGCATTTTGCTGATTAGTTGTAGCAGAATTTGAATTGATTGCGTCCATAGTCTCTTTTGCGCTATCTTTAGCCGTTCCAGTTAGCAAAATCATGATTGTATCATGCGGTTCGGATGAATCTGAATCGATTACGTTATTTTGAATTTTAACGCTTATTGCTCCAGTTGATTCAGGATCTAATTTTGATTTGATTTCAGAAATTAGATTATCGTATTTACTGTTATCTACTTTGGCTTTTGTGTTTGTTGAAGTAGTGTTTTTTTGCTCCGTTTTTGGTTGCTCCGAGCTATCTTTAGTAGTTGATTGATTGTTAGAGCAAGCCACTAGGACGGTAGCAGAAAGTAAAATAGCTGACGTGCTTAGTAATTTTTTCATAAGTAGCCTCCTATATGCTGATGTTTTTATGATAAAAGATTTTGATACCTATCTTTTGCACAATGAACCTTTGGAATAGAGTTACTATTGTTTATCTGAGGAGTTTAGTTTTTGAGGGGATTCATTGTTTTTGTTTTTTTCTATAAGTTCGTTCGTTTGATTGATACTTTGGATAATCAATCTTAGTTTTTCAGATTTAAAGTGATTTTCCTTAATAGATAAAATAAGCTCAAACATTTCGTCACTGCTATCTACAAGTGATTTGATAGTGTGTAAAGTAGTTATAGCTTTTCCTCTATGGATTTCATCTTCATGGAGAACTTGATCTAAGTATTGTAACCTTTCAGATAGTATTTCTTTCATTGCATTGTATTGTTTATTATATTCTGTTAGTTTTTTTTCGAGTTCTTCAATCAAATGTTGTAATTGCTCACTCGTATTTTCTTCATGGCCTAACAGATAACCTACACTGACTCCGAATATATCTGCTAGTTGCTGGGCTTTTTCTGGTTTTATTTGACGTTCGCCTTTTTCCCAATAAATATAAGTTCTTTTTGTAACACCTATTTCATCAGCTATTTCTTGCTGAGTCATTCCTATTTTACCGTTAAATTCTTTATTTAACCTCAATTCTTTTAACTTATTATCCATATTTAAAAACACCTTTCAAGAGTATTTTACCACGTTTTTTTTCATTGTTGCAAAAAAAATTCAACATTTTTTAGAAAAAGCATTGACATTGCACAAAAAGTACAATATAATATTGCTATCAACGGAAAGTTGTACAAAAAGTACACCATATCAAACACTTTTCAATCAATTATGGTGAATTTCTAAAATGGAGGTAAAAAATGAGAAATAATATGAGATTGTTATTAGCGAAGCGACGCAAAAAAACCGCTGATGTTGCAAAAGCTACGGGAATTTCAAAAAGTACCTTAACGGCTTTGTATTATGAACGTGCAAAGAATCCAAGTATTGATACATTGAAAAAAGTATCTAGTTACTTAGGAGTTACACTTGATGAATTTCTTGATACGAAATATTAGAAAGGAGCGAACTAATCGTAATACTACTCTACATTTACAGATTTTTCATGTGGTGCTTTACCACTGGGGATTGATAAACGGTTCTAGCTAAATATTTGCTAGAGTGATTTGCTTGCTACCTATGGCAGTATCAAGGGTTTGTAGGGGTTTATTCTCTCCTAAATTTTCCCTACCACAATGATTTACCTTGGTACTGTTTTAGGTGGCAAGCACGAGCAACAAGAAGAAAGGAGCGAACCAATGGAATTGGTTTATATGGACGGCAAGAAAGAGCCGTATACACTGAGCAGTATCGTTGCAGACTGCGCTGAAATTAAGCACAGACATTTGAAGATTTTGCTGAACAAGCACCGAGAGGACTTTGAGAGTTTTGGAAAGGTGCAATTTAAAATTTCACCTTCAAAGAGTGGGCAAAATGTACGGGACTATATTTTGAATGAGCAACAAGCAACCTTGATGATCACTTACTTACGAAATACAGAACCCGTAAAAGAGTTTAAGAAGAACCTAGTCAAAGCATTCTTTGAAATGCGTGACGAACTTTCTAAACGCCACCTTCAAAGAGAACTGGAAAAGCCAAAGCGTAAAAGCTTAACTGAAGCTATTCAAACATGGGAGAAAGCGCCCAAGCATGCCTATAGTACACTTACAAACTTACTACTAAAGGGAGTGACAGGGAAAAACAAGTCCCAACTCATGCAAGAGCGAGAAAGTGAAAACGGTATTGACAGTTTAACAAGCGCGGAACTGACAAACTATCAGCGTTTGGAAGGTATGGCAATAGCGATGATTAACTTGAATAGGGGATATTCAGAAATTAAGGAATTAATTTTTAAAGTATAGGAGTATAGAAAATGGAAAATGAATTTAAGACAGTTACAAATGCCAAAGGGGTAGAAATTCCTAAGTATTCCAAGGATTTTAAAAAGCTAGTTGAGAAAGACAGACAACTAGCCGAATATCTTTGTATGAACTACGAGAACTTGGACAGTGAAGACCTGGGCGCATTTCTTGAAATGGTGAAGCAGGGATTCAGCTGGATTCTAGATCTTATCGATAGTAAAGATTTGATTTATAAACCACAGTCGGGTAGTAATCATGCAAAAAGAAAATAAAAAAATCACTTGCTCAAATTTTAGACGAGGCGAGCAAGCGACACAATTCAGAGTATAGAAAATTTTTCTATGCTTTGATTATAGCAAAAAATATCTATTCTATCAAATACATAAAGAAAAACCGAAGAGCAGGCAAGCAATTAGAAAAGGTTTTGAAATCAAGTGCTGACACGGCGACTCTAAGCACTTGTTTAGCGAAAATGTGGATGATTACCTACGAAACATCACTACAAGCGTTCGTCAACTTGGGGCAAACGCCCAGCGTTTGGAGTGGTGAAGCATACCATATAGAAAACAGGCAAGAAAAAGGACAAGGAAAGGCTAATGGAGAAAAATATGACTCTAGACCTAGATAACATGACACGATCAGAATTTGATAAGCTAATGACTAAAATCAAGGATAGAAATCCGAAACTCTTTCAGTTCATCATTGACTTTTTAGATGATAAAGTAACTCCAGAAGAGGTGTACGACTTTCTGAAGATGGAGCGAAGCTATCAAGTAAATTATATCCAGAATTACAAAGCGAGGGCATAGCATGAATGAACTAGATTTAAGCAATACACAGGCGTTTATTTTTACCGTGATTTTGATTGGCTTTCTCATTTACCTGAACCATCGAGACCGCAAAAAAAGCGCCCAAATCGAGCGAGAAAGTACACAGACGATAGAAACAACTAGCGAGGATTTAAGCCCTGATTATGGGCGATATATTCAGCTTGCAGGGGTTAAGCCATGGGGGTACTAAGATGTTTGAAAAAATGATTGAAGATTTAAAGTCTAAGATTTTGGAAGCAGTGGAACGATATTTAAAAAGCCATGAGAAAGCACCTCAAAAAAGATTAGATTTGATCAGCAAGGTGGAACTAAAGGAAGAACTGGGCATAGGAGATAAAACCTTGACAAAATGGGAAGGTGCAGGACTTTCACAGTATATACCGCCTATTGAAGATACTAGAAAAGCGTATTATAAAATCTCAGATGTTTTAAAGTTTTTGGGGGTAGATGATGGCAAAGACTAAAATATATTTTTGGTTAAAAGTTGATAAGAAATTTTTTGACAACCTTTTTATTAAGCGACTTAAAAATATGCCTGGTGGCTACACTATGACAGTGATTTATATCCGTCTTATGTTGGAAAGTTTAGAAGATGATTGTATTTTGTACTATGAAGGATATTTTGATAGTTTGGTACAGGAATTAGCTTTAAAACTGGATGTTTCTGAAGATGATATAAATATGACAGTTGCATATTTTACAAAATGTGGACTGATTCAGATAGACGATGATGGCCATGCTACATTATCGCAAGCAAAAGCCATGGTTGAGAGTGAAACAAATTGGGCAAAATACAAGCGAGACCAAAGAAAAAATAGTCAAAATTTACCAAAATTGGAGAATGTCCAAAATAAAAAGACTATTTCCAACTCATGTCCAACAGAGATAGAGAAAGAGAATAGAGTTAATAGTAAGAGTAATAATTTATATTTAGATAATATATTGTCGGGAAATCCCGACTTCACTTTTCCTACTTGGCTTGAAGAAACAGCTATAAAAGATTTAGAGAAAACAAAACATAAAGAACTTTGGATTCCTATTGCTTATCTGAACCAAGTAGCTAATAAGAGGTATAAGTTTGTTGATAAGACAAAAAGGCTTTTACTAGCACGATTCAAAGAAGGCTATACACTTGAAGATTTTAAACAGGTGATAGATATTAAAACAGCAGAATGGAAGGATAGTCCTGAATTTTCTAAGTATCTGAGACCAGAAACACTTTTTGGATCTAAGTTTGACGGTTATTTGAATCAAAAGCCTAAAACCATAAAAGGGAAGTCTGAAGACAACTTCCCAGACCTACCATTTTAGGAGTTGTACAGATGAAGGAACAATTTAAAGAATTTAATAACAGAAAAATATCGGATAAAGTTTGCGATGTTCACCAGGTAAATTACTGGGAAATTTCTGTACCAGTGTTAGGGAGTTCAGAAAGAAAAGTACAAGCATTTTGCCCGGAGTGTGTGAAGGGAGAGATTAAACAAAAAGAGCAAGACTTGTTACAGCAGTTTGAGGACAGCCAGGCTTACTTTAAAACTTATGATGTCTTAATGCGTGATAGTACAATTCCTAAAGAGTTAAAAGGAGCGACATTTGATAATTTCCTTGTTAAGACGACAGAGGAGCGTCAGATGTTAGATTTTGTAAAAGGTCAAGCCCAGAAGTACCTTGCAGGTATGACGGGGAATACTTTAATCAGTGGTAGCACAGGAATAGGGAAAAGTCATTTATCTCTTGCACTTGCTAAAGAAATCAATGAAAGTTTCAGGGAGAAGAACGAGTCTAAGAGTGTTTTGTTTGTCAGCCTAACCGAGATTATCAAGCAGATAAAAGAAGGATGGGCATATGGAAGAAATGCAAACTTAACAGAGTATGAGGCAGTTAAAAAGCTTGTTGATGTTGATTTCCTAATCATCGATGACCTTGGGGCAAAAAATGGAACAATCACTCCTAAGAGTGACTGGGAACAAGATTTCTTGTTTGATATTATCAATAATCGAGAAACTACGATTTTCAACACGAACCTAGATAGCAGTGAATTGCGAACGGTCTACAATGCTAGAAACTCAAGTAGAATTTTGAAAGGTTTAGAGGGGAACACTTTTAAGGCTTTCACAATCAAAGATAAGCGATATACGATTAACACAGTGAGGGGAGAGAAAGGTTAATAGATATGGATGAAATGAAATTTTCAACAGAAAAAGGCTTTATTGTCTACGAAAAATGTGGTATAATAGAGATAGAAAAAGTTCCAAGATTTGGAGAGATAACTTTAGTCTACTCAGATGGGAAATTTACTCATCTAGTCAAAAAAGAAACTAAAAAATAAGTCTATTGAGAACAACTCAGGGGCATACCGTAAGCATATGATGCTAGTGGTATGCCCTTTTTGTTTGCATAGAAAGGGGGTGAGTATTATGGCAAGAGATACTTCTTTAGGATATATAGTAGCCAATAAGTTTTCTATGGATCCAGATAAAAGACAGAAAATATTTTCTCAGTGTAAAAAAGAAGATAATAGCTTAGAACAACGGAAACAAGAAATACTAGAAAAATATGCTAACAAACAAGACAAATCAAAATCTAGAAAAAATGATTCTAAAGGCTCGGAGAATTATAAAGGAAAAGCTAAGAGCAAAGAATTTTAGAAAAAATTACAAACAAAAATCAGATATTAAAAGATGAAGGAGCAAAAAAATGACAAATAACTTAGCTAAACAAAAAGAAAATCTAGAAGCTTATATCCGAAGTACGGGTTATAACACTAGAGGGATGAACGTAGAAAATAATCATGTACTCATTGAAAAACCAATCCTTGATAGTTACGAAAATGAACATCAACGTAAAGAACTGGTTGATCTAGTAAATGTTATTGAGACTCGTACCCGTGGTGGGAAGTATGAAGTAACTGACTTTGAATCTGATTCATTACAAGAAGTTAGCGAAAATTCGGTTGAGAGAACAGAAGCAGATAAAAAGGAAACTATCAGCGTTGATTACTTAGTTAAATTATTCAGTGGAAAACTTGATTTTTCACAGGAACAATTAGATGATGGCCAATATAATTTAACGGATTTTCTTGGTAAGAAGATTATTAAATTAAAACGTAGAACACGAAATAGAGAGATTGGGAAAATTCTCCAAACTGCGAAAGTGCAGACTGCTACAAGTATCGACGACTTGAAATCTATTGTTTCTTCAATCAATCCAGAGCGAAATGTATCTATAGTTGTTAGTCAATCACTATTTAGTGTCTTAGAAAAAATGAAAGACACTTCAGGAAATTATCTTCTTAAAGTTGATAAAGAGACAGGGACAAGTGAAACATTCTTTGTAGATAACTTTTTAATTGTAGATGATACAACATTAGGGAATAAAGGCGACAAAAAAGGTTTTATCGGAGATCTAGAAAACTTTGTTACTTTGTTTGATCGCAAGAAAGATACACTTAGCTGGGCGAATGCGAATGACTATTTCGGGAAAAGGTTGATTTTACATACCCGATTTGATGTAAAAAAAATTGAAGAAGATTGTGGTTATCTTATTCAATGGAACTAGGAGAAAGAAATGGATATTAATCAAGTATTTGAAACACTGGATGATCTAGATAATAAAAAAAGTAAGATTAATTCAGCACGAGAACAGTTAAGCGAAAAAAGAAAAAGCCTTTTAGGCAATCAAACAGTTTCATTTGAGAATATAGATAATTTTTTATCTAACAACTTAGAGTCTTTGGAACATCTTGAAAAGATGGAAAAAGCTATTAATTCTCTTCAGGAAAAATATAATAGTGATTTTTCAGAAGCTAAAGCAGTCATCTTTGAATACATTTTTAAAGAAACTAAGCAACGGATGGAAACTAAGAAGATCTATAAACAATACCGAAAGAAACTTAGACGAATTCTGGACGCATATGATGAAATTCAAGAACTAAAGAAGGATGTAGAAGAAATCCATACAGGTGTAGTCAGGGAAATAAGTCAGAAACATTCTCTATCGCTATATCGAACGGAAGTAAGTCCGCTTACTGTCCTACCATTCTTAAACCCTGATATTAGCGGGTGGATGGATTTTTCTAAGGAATATCGGGACATTAAAGAGTATTTAGAAAAATAGGGAACAAATTAAGTAAGGCTAGTGATATATGGCTGAAACAGAAGAGATATCGCTAGTCCTACTTTTGTGCTTTACTAAGTTTCACATAACAAAGTAAGCATAAACTGAAAAGAAGTAATAGCTTGAAAGCAAGGTATATCAGGGGTTTACAGAATGGAGTGAGTTTCACAGAATGTAAGATATGAGAAACTGAGGGGATAAATTAAAGAAATTTCCCTTGAACTTGTCATACTGAAGAGTTGTCAAACTTAAAACAATGATACCTGGTAAGTGGAGTGTTGGAAGGCTTTTAGCGCTTTTTGTCAGTTTGACAGAATTTACAATTTGACAAATTGAAAGATAAAAAAATTTTTAAATTTAAGTGGAGGTACTTGCCTATGTACGAGTTGAGTAACAGGGACCTGGACGGGATAGATATTGAGTTAGGACGATATAGAACGCTTGCTAATAAAATTTATTTGAGAAGACAGGAACTGATACATAATAAGAAACATAGCACTGAAGATTATACTGGTAGGAAAGGCAAGACAGTATCTAGTCCTACTGAAGCGACAATCATTAGAATTGAAGAAGACCAAACACTAAGATATTTAGAAGGTTTCAAACTAGTTGTAGATACCTTGATGGAAAACTTAATTGAAAGTGATCTAGTAATTTTTAAAATGAGATATTTAGAAGCTGGTGCGACTTGGGAAGACGTGGCAGAGAAACTAAATAAAACTACTCGTTATATAAATAGCCGTAGAAAGGTAATCGCTAAAAGATTTATAGAATTGAAAGGATATTGACACTCCCCCCCACTTTGTAAAGCATTTTCGTTGATTTTAGGTACCGGGAGCGGTAACTTTTTCCAAGTCGGAAGCTGTCAACCAAAAAGGGGGTAAAAAGTTGATATTTTAAAAAAATAGAAGGAGTTTTTAGAAAATGGATTTAGCAGCACAATTAGCAAATATTTTAGCAGAATATTGCGAAGAGGTTAATGAAGAAGTTGATAAAATTGCGGAGCAAGTCGCTAAAGAAACAGTTAAAGAATTAAAGGAAACTAGCCCTAAAAGAACAGGTAAATATTCAAAAGGATGGCGTAAGAAAAGAGTGAGAAATGGAGTTTGGGTCGTATATAGTTTTAAATACGGATCTCTTACTCATTTACTTGAATTTGGACATATTAAACGAAATGGGGGGAGGACTAAGGCGTACCCTCATTTAAGACCTGCAGAACTGAATGCGATTCAAAAATTTACAGAAAGGATTAAGAACATTTCAAAGTAA